GCTAACATAAGAGTGTGATATAACGTGGACTCATGATTTGCATCTCAATTGTCAATCTCCGAACCAAACCCAATTTAATGTTTGTGCTCTTACGTTAGCTATATTATATATATACTGTGCATTAATTTTATTCTAGTGGTAAAAGGTGGTATTTTGTGGATATATTGCCTCACTTTAATTGCGTAACACACACAATTAATTTGTTTTGATAGCAAAATAGTTGCAAAAGCCAACATTGGAACTAGATAAGTGAAAAAGGGAACATGTAGTTCCCCTTTCTTTTAGTGTGCCCAGTACAGGTTGTCAAATTCTTCTCCTGTTGATTGGTTCACTACCTTTTTCTCAGTCAGTTCTAATGATTGGATTTCATCTCCTACCTTTAGTTCTGCTCTTAAAGCCATTCCGTCTTCAGGGTTTATAGCAGTAAATCCAAAGCGGACATTACCATTCCCTGCTTGCTGTCTGACTTGCATTTCTCTACCACCAACTTTCTTAGTGATAGTTTCTACTCCACCTAGTGGTGAGTCTGTTGTGATGAGAGCCTTGTTGCTCTCAGTAATTTTAAAATAGTACATAGTGTAAAATTATTAGGTTAAACATTAATTAATGATAGGGGGTAGACCCCTACCAAAATTTAGTTGGGGAGCAAAACAATAGGACCTCTTGCCAATGCTAAATACATCACATTTTTTTTAGGTGGGGAAAAAATTTTGTATATTGGATGTATAAGGGCAATACTATGGATGGTATGGAAGAACAAGAAGATTACGGCTACGGGAAGACTGTAGAAGAAATGCAGAAAGAAGATGAAATGCTTTCTTTTGCGTATAATAATTCTTTTATGTTCTTGACTAATAAAGTTAGTATGGACTATGTATTAGAGGCCAGTGAGAGTGAGTTTGGCTTCGTACTAGCTCATAATACTAGTGTAGGCCCTACTAAAGAAGAGTATGAGAATATGATCCTCTACTTTATAGAGACTGAAGAGTATGAAAAATGTGCAGTACTAAAAAATATGCTGAACACTAAATATCCTGAGTCAATTCATGAAAAACTAGAAGAGTGGCTATGACAGAAAATAGTATAATAAAATTAGGTTTTGAGAAATGTATCGTTTCAAAAGAAGAAAGTAATCTAGACGTAGATATACATTACTATACGTATAACGTAGGAAACGTATGTTTTGTATCTAATGATAGTGGAAACGGACAAGAAAAAAAGATGTGGTCCGTAGAAATTCCTGAAGCCGAAGTAACATTTTATGATTACAAAGATCTTAAATGCGTAATAGAATGTCTTAATAAAAACAAAGTCTAATGGATATTAAAACCAAACAAATATTTAAAGTTGTTGAATCAGGACCTCAGCATGAAACTATATCACATGTAACAGTAGAAACAGATAGAACTGCTGAGTGGACAATAGATCAATATCTAAGAAATAGAGCTAATACTACAATGACCTTAGTATCAGAAAAAGAAATATAATGGATAAATACGTATATAGGGCTAAATTAGTGAGGGTAGTAGACGGGGATACCTTTGATGCTATGATTGACCTGGGGTTTGATACGTGGATAAAACGTAGAATAAGATTGAAAGGCGTAGATACGTGGGAATCTAGAACTCGTGATAAAGCTGAAAAGAAAAAAGGTTTAGCCGCCAAAGCACGCACGAAAGAAATACTTTTAGACGTTAGCTGTGATTCTGGATTATGTAGGCTTAAATCACACGGTACAGGTAAGTATGGACGTGTATTAGGTGAAATATATGTCAAAGACATAGAAGGAAAGGAAATGTGCTTGAATCAAATGTTAGTAGATGAAGGACATGCTTATATTTATAACGGAGGTAAAAAACAAACATTCAAATCATGAAAAAGACTATAATCATTACAATACTATTCTTTTTACTATCTAGCAGCTGTGGACCAGCAAAACCATCTTGGGATAAAAAAGATAGAACACAAGTAACACAGAATGATGAAGCAATCTTAGGAATATTACTCTCAGGCCTTATTTTATTCTCATTACATACGTTTACAACAAGATAATTCACTTTAAACTTTTATTATTTAAACTTTATTTATATCTTTGTTATATATTGTTTAACTTAAAACCAATAATATGGCAATAGATATGAATACTGCTCCAGAGGAGCAATTGACTCCTGAAGAGGTCAAAGAAAGAAGACAAGAGCTTACAAATTTCTACAAAGACGGAAGTAAGCACTTAAAAGTTCAGTTAGAGTATGAAACTCTTTTAACTGACATTGAAGAACAAAGAGCTAAAAGATTACAAGCATCTATGTTCTTGGCGCAATCATTTGCAAAACAAGAAGCTAATAACCAAAACCAAAGTGATGAAACTAATCAAGAAGGGTGATAAAGGACCAGAAATACACAAATTACAAACTATTTTAAAATTAACACAAGATGGTGTGTTTGGTCCAGCAACAGAAAAAGCAGTTATTAGATTTCAGTTAGCTTATGATCTTAAACCAGATGGTATAGTAGGTGCATCTACTTGGGAGCGTCTTCTTGTAGGGGCTACATACCAAGAAGAAGCTATAGATGAAGATACTGATAATCAATCTGCAGTATGGGAAACTAAATTTAGTCAAACTATACACAGATACTACTTACCAAAAGGAGAATATCTTGAGGGTCCTGTAGTAAATGAATATGCTTTTTTACATCATACGGCTGGTAGACAGAATCCTTTTAAGGTTGTTGATCATTGGGGAAGAGATACTAGAGGTAGAGTTGCTACAGAATTTGTACTAGGAGGTAAGTGCTCTACTACAGGTAATGATAGTTATGATGGAGTAATGGTACAGGCTTTTCCTATTGGAGGTTATGGATGGCACTTAGGCAAAACAGGTAGTGGTCATATGAATAGACATTCTACTGGTATTGAGATATGTGCATTTGGATACTTAAAAGATGGAAAGACTTATGTTAATACAAGAGTTAAAGAAGACCAGATTTATACACTTAAAGAACCTTTTAGAGGCTATACTCAATATCATTCTTATACTGATAGACAAATGGAAGAAGTTGAAAAGTGGATAAAGTATATTGCTGAAAGAGATGGTATTGATGTTAGATTAGGTCTTAAACAATGGATACAAAAATATGGACCTGTAAAAGCATTTGATTTTCAAGAAGATGCTTACTATGGTAAAGTAAAAGGTTTATTAACTCATACTAACGTGAGAAGAGATAAAACAGATTGTTACCCAGATGAAAGATTAATTGATATTATACTAAGTTTGTAAAATGGCAATAGTAAATAAAGTAGAGTTTAAAAAGCAAGTGACAATAGAGGATACAGTAGCATATCAAATATTGTCACACTGTTTTTTTAATGATATACATATAAGTAATACAGATTTAAAACTTTTAACTAAGCTAGCAAAGAAAGCTGGAGTAGAACTTACAAAATTTTGTATATACTTGACTGATAATGATATTTTCAAAAGCAATCAATCTGCAAGAAATGCAATAACTAAAGCAGAAAAAAAAGGATTGATTATTAAAAATGGAGTAAATAAGAAAACAATAAACCTAAATAGTGACATGAATATTCAAGTTGAAGGAATTGTTTTGTTAGATTATAAAATTTTAGGACGTGAGACCAAAGAGCCACAAAAAGTTTAAGGAAGAAATAGCTAAAGAGGTTGGTGTCCATCCTAAAGTTGTAGAAGATTTTATATCTTTTTATTATGCAAAAGTTAGAAAATCTTTATCTACACTAGAGTATCCCAGAATTCTGGTTGATGGTCTAGGTACTTTTTTTATTAGAAAAGGCAAGTTGCAAAAAGCTATTAAAAGAAATAAAAGTATGCTTGGTAATTTGAGAAAAAGAACTTATGAAGGATATGAAAAAACATATGCAATAAATAAAAAACTTGAAGAGATGCAATCTGCTTTGAGAATTATAGATGACAATATAGAAAACAAAAAACAGTTTAAAAAGAATAAGAATGCCAATAAGTAAATACATTAATGCACTTAAAAACATAGATCAAATTTATGATGGTATTAAAAATGATATTTTTAGAACTGAGTATGTAGAAAAAATTGCTGCATCTAGAATTAAAATATGTGAGTCCTGTAAAGAGTTTGATACAGAAGGAAGTAAATGTATGGCGCCAGGCACACAGCCTTGTTGTTCTTTGTGTGGTTGTTCTATGAAATGGAAGTCAAGATCTATGTCATCAGAATGTCCAGCAGGAAAATGGGAAGCATTACTTACAGAATTAGAAGAACAAAAATTAATAGATAATGATTAATTATATATATAAAGAAAATAAAACAACGTATAACATAAATGCTCAAAATGGCATGTGGTATACATCAATAAGTTACTAAGATGGCAATTGTATTCAAAGAAGAAGGTCACCTTTATGAAAGCACTGATCAAGATAAAATAAATTGGACTAGCGTTACTGGTTTTATAGGTATGTTTAAACCTAAGTTTGATGCGAAAGCACAAGCTAAAAAATCTTCTAAGAATAAACGTTCTAAGTGGTATGGTATGACAGAAAAAGAAATACTACAAGCTTGGAAAAATGAAACAGACAGAGCAATAAAACTAGGTAATTTTTATCATGATCAAAGAGAAGCAGACATGATACAGTTTGATAATATAAAAAGATATGGTTCTACACTACCAATATTTAGAGCTGAGTTTAATGAGGAAGGTGCTAAAATAGCACTAGATCAAAAGCTAGTTAGTGGTATTTATCCTGAGTTATTAGTATATCTAAAGTCAGCAGGTTTATGTGGACAGGCTGATTTAGTAGAGATTGTAAATGGGTATATAAACATTACTGATTACAAAACAAATAAAGAGATAAAAGAAAAAGGATTTACTAATTGGGAGGGTATAACTAGCAAGATGTATAATCCAGTAAGTCATTTAGATGATTGTAATTTGAATCATTATAACTTACAATTGAGTATTTATGCGTATATTATTAAAAAGCACAACCCTAAACTAAAGGTTGGAAATCTTAAAATTCAACATGTTAAATTTAAACAAGTTGGAACAGATTCTAATGGCTATCCTATCAATGAACACGTAGATGGGGAACCAGTAATAGAAGACATAAAAATGTATAACCTGCCATATCTTAAGGATGAAGTAGTTCAACTTATTAAATGGCTTAAAGAAAATAAAAATGCCTAAAATAACATTAATGACTGTAATACCTTATGTCCAAATAGATAATAATGGACATTTTAAAGTAGTATGTGACTATCCACAAGAAATGACTGTTCATTCAGAACTTATTTCAATGGTAAGACCACACTGGGACATTCAAACAAAAACATGGGTTAAAGATGTTAATGAAGTTTTTTTGAAAGATGGTGCTGGTTTTGTTGTAGTTAAACAACCTTACGCTCAACTTGTAGCACTTATGAATGAAAATGCATATTCACCTGTTACAGTAGGTAGTGGTGATACAGTTGACCAAGGGGGAGGACAAGGTAATGGTAATCAAGGAGGTAATACAGGTACTGGTAATACAGGTACAGTAGCATACACGTCTAGTACTGTTACAGTTTTTAATGGAGCATGTAGTTCTATTACGAACCAAACTTATAAACATAATGGCACAGCAAATAGTTTACCAGCAGCAGGTAATAAAGTATTTTTAAATGATGGTACTACATTATTGAGTGATGGTTATTATGGTGTTACACTAACAGGAACTGCGCCAACTCATTCAATTAGGGTAATTAATGGATATGTTCAAACTGGTTGGCCACTTGTGTGTATTGATCTTGACAAAATATATGAATAATGTTACAACGTTGGGAAATTAATATGGGTATAGTACCAGGGTTTTTACTTGGATATAGAAACTATATAAATGAAGACTCATGTTCTATTGAGCATGTTTTATATTTAGGAATAATGGATGTCTCTTTAATTTTATATTATGATTGTTAGAATATTTGATATACAAAATGGCAAAGCAGTACCTACAGAACATTGCTATACAATAAAGTTTTTAAAAGAAATAATGAAAACTTATCCTGAAACATATATGCAAGTATATCAATACTTGTTTTATATGTCATGCCCTAATCCAGATTTAAATCCTTTTTTTAATTTACCTGAGCATGAAAAAGAAGATATAATAATTGAAGAAATAGAATTAGAAGAGTCTACAGAAGATTCTAAAATTAGATACGCATTAGATATGTGTAAAAAATTATATGAAACACCAACGTATAGAGCATACGTGGGTATCAAATCTATGCTTGATAGACTTGCTAAGTACATGGAAGTTACACAGATAGAGCATGGAAGAGATGGTAATATTAACTCAATGGTAAATGCTGCTTCAAAGTTTGAACAAATTAGACAATCATACAAGGGAGCATTTACTGATATGAAATCTGAGCAAGAAAGTTCTGTCCGCGGTGGACAAGGTCTTGCTTATGATCAAATGTAAATTAAATTTAAATTATGAAAACCAAAGTAATACCAGTAGGTAAAAGAGTACTTATCAAAAAGAAAGATGCAGATGCATACTTTGCAGGAACAAGCATTATGATACCAGAAAGTCAAAGACAAGATGAACTAAAAGGTCATGTTATTGCAGTAGGTAAAGAAGTTGATGAGGTAAAAGTAGGTGATTGTATACAATATGCAGACTATGCATTACCTACCAAAATGAAACATGAAGGAGAAGATCACTTACTAATAGCAGCAGGTGATATATTTGCTGTTTTAGTTGATGAGTAAATCTATCCCAACATACAAAGATGGAGAGTGGACTACCACTGAATTTAAGTCTGAAGAAGACTTAGCCAAATTTGTATTATCTATTTTTTCTGAACCAGGCAAATATGATTTTAATGAAACTGCTTTTTTGTTTAATGCAGAAGCACGCAGATTTAATGAAGATGGTTTCTATTGTGGTTCTCCTTTTAGGTCTAAAGACTTTATGGCATATTGGGATGATCAAAAAAACAAATGCAGAAATGGTGTAATATACACAGTAAATAAAAAGACTTGGTTTGTAACTAGAGATTATTATATGTGGCTTAATTTTTTGCCTATATATGATAAAGAAGAAAAAAAATATGGTTTTGCAAAAGTAAGAGATGCTCAGTACCATATGGCTTTATATGAGATACTAGCAGAGCTTAATAATAAACACTGTGCAATATTAAAGAAACGTCAGATAGCATCATCATATTTTCATATGGCCAAGGTTATAAATACTTATTGGTTTGAAGAGGGATCTGTGTGTAAGATAGGTGCATCACTAAAAGATTACATAAATGATAAAGGCTCTTGGAAGTTTTTAGATGAGTACAAAACATTTCTTAATGAACACACAGCTTGGTATAGACCATCAACACCAGAAAAAGTTTTACTATGGGAACAAAAGATTGAAGTTCGTGTAAACAATAGAAAAACAGCACGTGGTTTAAAATCTAAAATTCAAGGAGCATCATTTGAAAAGAATGCAACTACTGGAGTTGGTGGACCTACAACTTACTTTTTTCATGAAGAAGCAGGTATTGCTCCAAAGATGATGGATACTTATGAATATCTTAGACCTGCTATGTCTTCAGGTATGATGACAACTGGTATGTTTATAGCTGCTGGTTCAGTTGGTGATCTGGAACAATGCAATCCGCTCAAAGAAATGATTCTTAATCCTACAGTAAATGATATATACGCTGTAGAAACTAATTTAATGGACGCTGACGGCACTTCAGGGCTAGCAGGTCTGTTTATACCAGAACAGTGGTCAATGCCTCCTTACATTGATGATTTTGGAAATAGTAAAATAGAAGAAGCACTTGAATCCATTAATGTTGAAAGAAAAAGATGGAAGTCAGAATTATCTCCTGAGCAGTTTCAACTAAGGATTTCTCAGAAGCCTATGAATATAGCAGAAGCTTTTGCCTACAGAAAACAATCTATATTTCCTCAAGGCATACTACAAAAGCAAATGAGAAAAATAATTGACAAAGATTACAGTTATGAGCATATAGAATTAGAATGGGAACAAGAAGGTATAGTAGCTAAAAGAAGTAACAGATTACCTATTAGTAAGTTTCCTGTAGATAAAAAAGCCACTAACAAAGAAGGGGTGCTAGTTGTATGGGAAAGACCCATTAAAAATCCTGATTTTGGAATGTATTATGCTTCTGTTGACCCGGTATCAGAAGGTAAAACAACTACATCAGATTCTTTGTGTAGTATATTTGTTTATAAAAATCCTGTTGAGATAAGAAGAGAGACACCGGACGGTATAGAAACTATTATAGAAAAAGATAAAATTGTTGCTGCTTGGTGTGGTAGGTATGATGATATAAACAAAACTCATGAGCAGTTAGAAAAAATCATTGAGTGGTATAAAGCATGGACTGTTGTAGAAAATAATATATCATTATTTATACAGCATATGATTGCCAAAAGAAAACAAAAATGGTTAGTGCCAAAACAACAAATTTTATTTTTAAAAGATCTTGGTTCAAACAGAACAGTATATCAAGAATATGGATGGAAGAATACAGGAACACTTTTTAAAAATCATTTAATATCATACGCAATAGAATTTATAAGAGAACAGATTGATGAGGAAACTGATATAAATGGTTCTGTTATTAGTCAAACGCTTGGTGTTGAAAGAATACCAGATCCTATGTTATTAAAGGAAATGTTAGCTTATTATCCTGGACTTAACGTAGATAGACTTGTAGCCTTCTCTGCACTAATAGCTTTTGCAAAAGTGCAACAATCTAATAGAGGATACCTTAAAAGGCGTGAATCAACATCAAAATCCTTGGATAATCAAGAAAATTTGTATAAATTAAAGTATAGTGCGTTTAGAAATTTGGGACGCAATAAAGGCATAGGAAGAACCAAAAAAAGATCAGGATTTAAAAATATAAGATAGCATGAGAGTATTTAATGCAATGCAACTCAAGGCAGGAGCCAAAAAAGAGGGAGGTCATGTATCTTCATCCTTAACACAACCAATCCAGTTTTTACCGGCTAACAAAAAGAATGATGACTGGTCAGCTTGGAATTTAGATTGGCTTGAGTTACAAGGAATGGAATTCCTGCGTAGAAATGCAAGAAAGCTATTAAAAAACTATAAACTTGCCAAAGGTATTATAGACAAAAAAGATTATATCATTGAAGAAGACAATGACCATAAAGATCTTATGGATGTCTTAACTAAAGAAGATGAGTCAGCACTTGAATTAAAGTTTTATCCTATTATCCCAAATGTAGTTAATGTACTTAGTGGAGAGTTTTCAAAAAGATTTTCAAAAGTTCAGTTTAGGGCTGTAGATGATACATCATATAATGAGATGTTAGAATCAAAAAGAGCCTTGGTAGAACAGAACTTACTTGCGGACGCACAAAAAAAACAATTGATGAAGATGTTAGAGATGGGTCTTAATCCTGGTTCTGAAGAAGCAAAGGAAATGATGGATCCACAAAAGATTAAATCACTACCTGAAATAGAAGATTTTTTTAGTAAGTCTTATAGAAGTATGGTTGAAGAATGGGCTACTCATCAAATGAATGTAGACATTGAAAGATTTAAAATGCAAGAACTTGAAGAAAGAGCTTTTAGAGATATGCTTATTGCTGATAGAGAGTTTTGGCATTTTAGAATGCTAGAAGATGATTATGATGTAGAATTATGGAATCCTGTTTTAACTTTTTATCAAAAGTCTCCAGAGACAAGATATATATCTGATTCAAACTATGCAGGTAAGATGGATCTTATGACTGTGTCAGATGTTATTGATAAGTATGGATATTTGATGAATGAAAAACAATTAAAGTCTTTAAACAAAATATATCCTGCTAGATCTTCTATGTATCAAGTTAATGGATATCAGAATGACGGTTCATATTATGATGCAAGTAGATCACATGCTTGGAATACAAACGCTCCAAGTTTAAACTTTAGAAGATATATAAGCAATTGGTCAGATGATCCAGCTAGAGGCGGTGATATAGTAAGTGCAATTCTAAATGAAGGGGAAGATGTTATGCAATGGGGTGAAGCTGATCTTATGCGTGTAACCACAGTTTACTGGAAAACACAAAGAAAAGTTGGTCATCTTACTTGCATAAAGAAAGATGGAACTGTTATGCAAGAACTAGTAGATGAAACATTTAAAGTTTCAATGAAGCCTGTATATGATACTACGTTAATTAAAAATAAAACAAAAGAAAATTTATTAGAAGGAGAACATGTAGATTACATTTGGATTAATGAAGTATGGGGTGGTGTAAAAATAGGTCCAAATTCTCCTACAGGATGGCGTTCTGAAATGGGTAATAATGTTGATCCTATTTATTTAGGGATTGATAAAGTAAAACCAGGAAGAATACCTTTCCAATTTAAAGGAGATAAAACTTTATATGGTTGTAAACTACCTGTTGAAGGTAGAGTATTTTCTGATAGAAATACTAGATCTACATCCTTAGTAGATTTAATGAAAGCTTACCAAGTTGGTTACAATATGGTAAATAATCAAATAGCAGATATACTTGTTGATGAACTAGGTACAATTATTATGTTTGATCAAAATGCTTTACCACGTCATGGTATGGGAGAAGATTGGGGCAAAAATAATTATGCTAAGGCATTTGTAGCAATGAAAGATTTTCAGATGCTACCTCTTGATACATCAATAACAAATACAGAAAATGCAACTAACTTTAATCATTATCAAACTCTAAACATGGAGCAAACTAATAGATTAATGTCAAGGATACAACTAGCAAATTATTTTAAGTCTCAAGCTTTTGAGGCAATAGGAATCAACCCGCAAAGACTTGGAGGACCTGTAGCACAACAAACAGCTACTGGTGTTACACAAGCATTACAGCAGTCATTTGCACAAACTGAGACTTACTTTATAAATCATTCAGATAATCTTATGCCAAGAGTACACAAAATGAGAACTGATCTGGCTCAGTACTACTACAGCAACACTCCAAGTTTAAGGTTGCAATATATTTCTACGGCAGCTGAAAAAGTTAATTTTACAATTAATGGCACAGATTTATTAATGAGAGACTTTAATATTTTTGCTACTACAAGAACAAATCATAGACAAGTATTAGAGCAGTTAAAACAAATGGCACTAACTAACAATACTACAGGTGCAAGCATTTATGATTTAGGTAATATATTAAAAGCAGATTCAATTGCAGAAGTAACTGATATTCTTAAAGACTCTGAGCAAAAAACTCAGGCTATGAAACAACAAGAAATGCAACAGCAAAGACAGATGCAAGAAGAGCAATTGAAAGCTCAAGCTGAAGAGAATCAGTTAAAACTTGAATATCAGTCTAATGAAGCGGATAAAGAAAGACAAAATAATATTACAGTTGCTGAAATAAGAGCTGCAGGTTATGGATCTATGATGGACCTAAATGAAAATAAGCAGTCAGACTATCAAGATGCCTTAAAAGATATTCAACAAACTTCACAATACAGAGAGCAAATGAACATGAAAAGAGAGCAGAACGCTCAGAAGAATGCTCAAGCTCAAGCCAAACTACAAATAGACAGAGAAAAGCTAGCTACACAGCGAGATATTGCTAATAAAAATCTACAAATAGCAAGAGAGAATAAAAACAAATATGACAAAGAAAGTTAATTTGTAAAAAAGATTTTTAACGTTAGCTATATATTGCACAAAATGTTATAAATAATAAAATATTATAAGTTTACATGTCAATATTAATTCTTATATTGTATATGTACATAATAATATTATTAATTAAAACCAACAATTATGGCACAAGAGAATAAAACACAGGACACTACTGTTGAAAAAGTGGATATAAATTTAGATGAGTTATTTGCCGCAGCACCAGATGCTGATGCAATAGTAACTCCAGAAGCAAAACCAAAAAATATCTTTTCTAAAAAAGACAAGGCTGACTTAGATTTTTTAGATAAAAAAGAAGAAAAGGCTGAAGAGCCTGTAGCTGAGGAGCCAGCTGCTGAAGAACCTAAAGCTGAAGAAGCTAAAGAGGAACCAAAAGCAGAAAAAAAGGAAGAGGAACCAGCTGCAACTTTAGATGATGTTTTAGATTCTTTGGAAGAAACAGATGAAGAAGAAACAGAAACTAAAAAAAGAGGTAGAAAGAAAATAGAAGGAATAGCTGATGTATTTGACAAGCTAATTAAATCTGACAAGATTGTTCCTTTTGATGATGACAAACCTCTAGCTGATTATTCAGCAAAAGATTGGGAAGAGTTAATTGACGCTAACATGGAAGAAAAGGCAAACCAAGTTAGAAAAGAAACTCCCGCTAAGTTCTTTGAAAGTTTGCCAGATGAATTAAAGATTGCTGCAAGATATGTATTTGATGGTGGTAAAGATCTTAAAGGTTTATTTCAGACACTAGCACAAGTTGAAGAAACTAGTACTATAGATGTAAAGTCTGAGAGAGGACAAGAAAGAGTAATCCATGAATACCTTTCTGCAACCGGATATGGTACAGCAGAAGAGATAGCAGAGGAAGTAGAAGTTTGGAAAGACTTAGGAAAGCTAGAGCAACAAGCTCTTAAGTTTCAACCTAAGTTACAGAAGATGCAAGAAAAAGTTGTTTCCAAAAAACTCCAGGAACAGGAGATGAAAAAGAAACAACAAGAACAAGCATCTAAAGATTATATGCAAAATGTATATGATACATTAAAAGACGGAGCTTTGAGTGATATAAAAATAGACAAGAAGACTCAGTCAATGTTATATAATGGACTTGTACAACCTAATTATCCTTCTGTAAGTGGACGTAACACTAACCTGTTAGGACACTTACTTGAAAAGTATCAATTTGTTGAGCCTAATTATAGTCTTATATCTGAAGCCCTTTGGTTATTACAAGATCCAGATGGTTACAAAAGTAAGATTATGGAAAAAGGAGCTCAGAAAACAATTGAGAAAACAGTCAGAAAATTAAAGACTGAACAAGTAAATAGCGGTGGAGCCTCTTTAGGAGTAGAACAAAAAGAAGACACTACAGTAAAGAGAGGAAGCAAGAAATTAAAAAGACAACAAAACATATTTAAAAGATTTTAAGAATTTTTATATTTACATTTAACATTAATTATTAACTATTAAAAACTACAATCAATTATGGCAACTCCAGTTTTAAACAATGGAATTTTCCTAAGGGATACAAGCTACAAAGCAAGTTCTCACATTGATTCTTATCACTTGACAGCGATGCTAGGTTCAGCAGAACCTCAGGATCTAGGTCCAGTTGATTTATGGGCAATGACTCAAAAAGTTGAAATGCCCCTATATCAAATGGCTTCATTTGGTGGAAAGAATACAATTCTTGTGGACAACGCTAGAGGCGAGTACAAATGGCAAACTCCAGTAGCTCAAGATCTACCATTTATAGTGGCAGACATTGAGTCTTCAAACGCTTCTAAAGGTATTGATGGAACTACCTTTAAAGTAAAATTATCTAAACGTGCATTTGGACATGGTGATATTATCACTTATGACAAGTATAACGGATTAGAACTTTACATCACAGCAGATGATATTATCCCTGCAGGTGATGGTTTCATCTACACAGTACAATTAGTCAACAATAATAGCGCTGCTATCTTAGACAACAAATACTTAGCTTCAGGAACTAAATTCTTTAGAAAAGGTTCTGCAAGAGGAGAGTATGGTGAAAGATTCAGTGATATTGAAGCTGGCTCAGGGTTCAGAGAATTCTACAACTTTGTAGGAGGAGCTGAAGCTCACGTACACTATTCAATTTCTTCTAGAGCTGATCTTATGATCAAAGGAGGATTGAATGCAGACGGAACAGTTCCTGTAACTGAAATTTGGAGAAATTTTGGTGCAGGTGATAATATGTCAGTTAGCTCTATTGAAGAGTTAGTAGCAAGCATGGGTAAATCAGGTGCTAGAGATGCATTTGAAAGCGGTCAATTGACTAGATCTTTCATTACAAATCTAGAAGCTGCGCACTTAAGCAAAGTTGCTAATGACATTGAAACTTACCTAATGTGGGGTAAAGGTGGTAGAATTAGACAAGATGGTCCAGATGATATTAGATTATCAGTTGGTCTATGGTCTCAGTTAGATAACTCATTTAAAAGAGTTTATAACAAATCTTCCTTCACTCTTGATATGTTCAAATCTGAATTATATAACTTCTACCAAGGTAAAGTTGAATTCAAAGGCCCAGATCCACAAAGATCACTTGTTGTACAAACAGGTATTGGTGGAATGCAGTTGATCAACAAAGCTATTGCTGATGAAGTATATGGTTCTGGTTTAGTACAAAATGCTTCTGATATTGGAGCTGTTAAAGGTTCTGGAATGGATCTAGACTTTGGTTTTGCTTACACAAGCTTTACTATTCCATTCTTAGCTAACGTTAAATTTGTATTGAATCCAGCATTTGATAACTTACATACTAATGATGTTGAGAACCCATTAATTGACGGACGTCCATTAAGTTCTTACAGCTTCATTATTTTTGATGTAACAGAGAACGGAAATGATAACATTCACTTATTGAAGTTATCTTGGGATAATCAACTTAAGTGGTTCTACCAAAATGGTACTATGGACTACATGGGAAGAAACCAAGGTTTTGCTTCAACTGGTAACTTTAATGGTTATAGAGTTATGATGACTCAAACCATGCCGGCTATCTGGGTGAAAGATCCAAGTAAAGTTCTAAAAATTGTAATGAGAAATCCAATTACAGGAGGATCATTCTAATATTAATTAAAAGGGAGGAGATTAAACCCTCCTCCTTTTTTTTGTTTAACCTGTAAAAAAGATTATATCATGGCAATAAAAAAAGTAAAGCAAGTTGTAGATGATTCTGTTTTAGGTAAAGCACCAAGAGCTGAACATGGTTTAGCAAGATATGCGCATGTTAATGAGGTTATAGCAGAAGTCAACAAAGTTGTTGGCCCTATATCTAAAGTTAGTAATGCTGCACTTTTAGCAAGAAATCATGCAAACAATGCTGCAGCTAAAACTGCAGGTCTAGTCAATGGTGATATTTATCATACTGCAGGAGCATTAAAAATAGTTACAGCGTAACTCAAAAAACTTGTGCTGGGCTTAGGCTCAGCATTAGATATTTTAAGAATGTACATAATTATGTACTTTTGAGTTGAATATTAATTTTAAAAACCAATAAAAATGAGTGATTATACAATAGTAGAAAAGTATCAGCAAACCAAACAAAATAGTAGTATTGCTGTACGCCCATACTTTAATCCTAGCAAAAGCAATATGGGATTAGAAAATTATGGAATGGCCTTACATGATGGTGTTTATCATGAAGAAAGCTTAGCCTGTTTAGAAATAAATGGAGTTAAGAGATATGTAACTGGTCTTAATGAGTTTGCACCAGAAGTTAAAAAACTGGCTGTAGCTGAAAGAGAACAGAAAATAAAAGAAATTAGATCAGTTGTTTCACAATTAGAAAAAGATCTAGCAGCTAATGTTGTAGATCCTGAAGACAAAGAGTTTTGGAACAAGCTTACTTTATTAAAACCAGACAATGATAAGTTTTGGTCAAGAATAAGTATAAAATGTGGTAATGATCCCGTATTTTTAGATCCTTACAATGACCCTTATGATTTAGTAAAACTTTATGCTATTAAGGCAGGGGGATTCTCAATTGTAGCAAAATCTCTTAAGGATGCTAAGACATCAGGTGATGCACCTAAATTTTATTTAGACACTGTAGAGGAAACTGTTTCAACTAGAACTGAATTCAGCAAACTAAGAAACAGAGCTATTGTAGAACTACAAAAATTATATGACAAAAATCCAACAAAACTAAGATACGTAGCTAAAGTAGTAGATGTAGAAAGTACTCAATATACAACAAGCATTTCTAATGATGTTGTTTATGAGAACATGGATATGTATATAAATGGTGAAGGCTCTGAGTCTAATAAGAAAAGAGCAACACAAACATTTATAGATGCAGCTAGGTCAAAAATGGAAGATCTTAAAATTAGAGCTCTAGTTAAAGATTGTCTATATTATAAATTTATAACTACTAAAGCTAATGGATGGATAGAGACTTTAGATAGTAGTGTTAAATTAGGAAAAAGACCTGATGAATGTGTTGCATTTTTAAAGAATCCAGAAAATGAAGAAGCACTTACTAGCTTACTAGAAAAGGTTGAACCATATTGGAACGCTTAAAAAATTAAAATATGACTAATGATCTCATACAAATTAAACTTAGACAGAGACTAAACAAGCTCTCTAGTAATGACTTTGATAACCTAGAATGTTGGCAGATAATTGAAGCTTTTAATAAAGCTGCTCTACAATGGACAAGAAGACAACTTCATGGTATGAACCAGTTTAAAGAAGGTGATGAAGGTTCTCAAAGACGTATAGATGATCTTAGTGTACTTTTAACAGAAACAAATCTATCAGGCTCAGAAAATGATAATTATTTTGAAGCTAATGGATTACCAGATAACTATTTAGAATATAAAAGGCTCAGTACAAAAGCAAAATCAGAATGCTGTAAAGAGCCTTATTCTATGACAGTCTATCTAGTAGAAGAAGCAAATATTGATTTAATATTAAGAGATCCGTTAAAGAAACCGGATTTTGAATGGGCAGAAACTATAGCAACATTTATAAATAATACAGTTAGAATATATAGAGCAAGTGATTTTTCTATTACCAGACCAACACTAACGTATTATAGAAAACCAATTACTATACAAATTCCTGGATGTGTAAATCCACAAGATGGAACAACCACTTCAACTAATGTTGAAAGTGAGTTCAGAGATGACATTGTAGAGTTAATTATAGATGAAGCTGCAGCACTCATTGCTGGTGACATAGAGAATGTTATACAGATGCAAAGAGGCATGCAATCTGCTGAACGATCTAATTAACATTAGTTTGTTATTAGTGAAATATTTTGTATATTATTTATATACCTAAGAAGGTATACATTTATTAATTTTATTTATAAACTTTAAAAACAATTTATTATGGCTTATTTTAATCACGCTTTTGTAAAAAGCTTTGTTGTTGCAGAAGT